GGAAGAGTTGGAGCGTGAGTTACATGGAGATAAGTGGAAGTTGCTTGAGTTGCAACTAGAAGAAGTTATGTCTGAATTCTTTAAGAGGAAAGACTGATGGACTACACCGAATACACAAGACGAATGTTCAACGATTCACAAATACATTCCTACACAGGTATAGATAAATACTTTGCAACCTGCCGCAATCCAGAGAAGGGCAAGCCGCTTAAATCATGGGCACGTATCTTTAAGCGTGGTGATGACTACGTTATCTGCTGCGATGGCGTCGATGTGCTGAAGATAACACCTGATAATAAGTTGACGTTTCTTATCGACGGTGTGCAGGGTCGAACGATTGGACAGACACTAGCATCTAGCCTACATCGTGCCGTCCCTATTGCATGGTCAAGAGTTAGCACTAACCGCTATCGTGTGATCCACCTACTTGCCGCAGAGAAAACAGGTAAGTCTTTGTGGCAGTCACTCAAGACTGCGCCCGAGTTGTTTGAGGGTATCACCTTTGACCTGACGACAGGCGAGTGTGTCAACGCACGTAAAGATCTTAAGGAATCTATCCGCCCCGAGATACGCAAGGAGTGGCTACGCAAACTGCGTGTGTTCAAACGCAACATCAAGTTGCGCGCCAAGATGGGTGTGATTGATGGTCTGATTAAACAAATGAGAGAGGAGCGGGATAACTCAGGCAACGGGTTTCGTAGACCAGACTGGAACTCCCCGCCGTGGTTTGATCTACTGTATAATTCAATCTCCAACGAAGAATGCTCCACGGAATTACTCCGAGGGCTGATTGCAAGCAGCGGCTATGCCGCATGGTATATGTCCATGCCTACCTCTAATCATGTGGTGGGCTTGAGCGATACCCTTTTGAATCAGTTAAGCATTGCTTTACGTGAGAAGTTTGGTGTGTTTGATATTCAACCGAGAGGCAAAGCAGCATGACAAAGCAAGAAAAGATTGTTGATCTAATCAGCCAAGGCTATTCAGTACATGACGTAGCCAAGATGGTTAAGGTCAAACCTAATTATGTTTACCATTCCCTGTGGATACAACGTAAGAAAAAGAAAGCATCTGAACCTGTGAACTACACCGAGCAAATGCAAAGAGCGAATGAACTCACGGACTACTGCGTTAATACAGAGGATAGGTCTGTCATTGAACACCCGAGTCACTACACCATAGGTGGTATCGAAACGTGGGACTTCATCGAAGCGAAGCGTTTGAACTACAACCTTGGCAGCGTGGTCAAATACATCAGCCGCGCAGACTACAAGGGGCATGATATTCAAGACCTTAAGAAGGCACGACAATTCTTGGATCGGGAGATCGCACGCCGTGAAGGTGGCGAAGTTGCCTTTTGAGGTGGCTCATCGAACTGTACCGCAGGGTAATACAAAGACGCCATGATGAGTGGCGTCGAGTACCTAACCCAGAGTGGGCAGCAAAGCGTGGATGGAGGGATTACTGGTGACACTAGATGACATATCCCCTGCCGGTGCGTGGCGTAAGGAGTGGGATGCCAGATCACACACCGATAAAGAATACCGAGAGAAGATCAGGGAACTGCGTGATCGTAACCGTGACTATGCCGCCGAGATATATCGGCTACGTGGTTTGATCGCAGACCTTGAGGAAGAACTAGCCATAGTTCACAAACATATTTACGGAGGCGAGAAGCGTGATTAGGAAACACGAATACAAGTATGATCGTATGCAAGACGAGATCAACCTACTTAAGCAGGAGGTTTCGGAACTAGAGCATACACTTGCAAGGCGTGAGGGTGAGTCATTCATCATGTCCCTCATGTGGTTCTTTATTGGTTCAGCATTGACGGCTGCGCTTCTATCTCTGTGGTGCATCAATGCTTGAGAAACAAGACACCATAGATGCCGCTAACCTAGTACGTGAACTGCGTGGGTGGGCGAAGATACATCCTGCTAGTCCCATGACTGATTGCTTAAACGAATCAGCAGCCATCATCGAAAAGTTTCTTTCTGAGAGACAGACGATGGAGCAGTACATTTCAGAACGTGAGTGGCTGCACCGTGAAGGTTAGCCAGATACGTAGGTGTACCGAGTGCAAGCGTACGTTTGTCGGAGCCGAGTCATTCAGACAGCACCGCATTATCGGCATGAGTTGTCGGTCTGAAGAAGCATTGAAGGCAGCGGGGTTTGCCGAGACACCGAAGGGGTACAAACAACAACGACCTTGGAGGACTGGCACATGAAGATTGAGATTGACAACAGGTTATTAGAAGAAATTGCAGCAGCCGAACTCAAGCGCACCGTTGCTTCCTTGAAAGAGGATCACAAGAAGCGTAAGGCAGGGGTGAAGATAGCCATATTCGATTTGGACAAAGCCAAAGATGTTGCCGAACTGAAGCGACACATCGATGCGTTTGAACTAGTACTTAAGTACTACACAGGAGTTTGATATGACTGACCTACGCAAAGCCGCCGAGGATGCACTCGCCCTACTAGAAAGATGGGCTGTCCTAATAGACAGCGAGTGGGGAGACTGCTTTGACTTGGATGAGTTAGAAGCACACGGACGTTTACCTGACGAGATAATACATCTCAGAGCCGCGCTCCGTAGTAGTGATAACAAAGGAATAAAGTGGGAGGTAGAACCATGAACCAGACACAGTACAACCCGATTGAATACGCAAACCATGTACGCATTGGGAAAGTAGATTTATACGAGGAAGATTTAGCGCGGATGAAACTTGCCGCTGCATTCCTTGAGTGGGTAGAAGGAAGCGACACGGAACTGAAACGCCAGTGGGTAGCGTTCAAGGCGTTCAAAAGGATTACTAAGTAGTGAACATCGTAACCATAGACTTTGAGACATACTACGACAAGGACTACAGTCTCAAGAAGATGACGACGGAGGCATACATTCGTAGCCCGTTGTTCCAAGTCATTGGCGTGGGCGTTAAGTACAACAACTACGATGCCGATTGGTACTGCGGGTATAACCCCGAGGGATTTCTCAAGTCTTTGGATTTCAGCAAGTGCGCGGTGCTTTGCCACAACACTATGTTCGACGGTGCGATCCTGTCATGGAAGTACGGGATCAAACCTAAACTGTGGCTCGACACATTATCTATGGCGCGTCCCCTACATGGGGCTGTGGTTGGCGGTTCGCTTGATGCCCTGACAACTTACTATGGGTTGGGCAAGAAGGGTAACGAGGTGGTCAATGCAATGGGCAAGCGGCGATCAGAGTTTAGCGAACAAGAACTCATGGATTACGGTGCGTACTGCACCAACGACGTTGAACTAACGTACAAGTTATTCAAGAAACTAAAGCAGGGTTTCCCCGTGTCTGAACTCATGGTCATCGACCAGACGATACGGATGTACACCGAGCCTACCATCGAACTCAGTAAGCCCTTGCTTGAGGAACACTACAAGGATGTTATCAAGCGCAAGAACGAACTGATCATATCTCTACCCGGTGGGGAGAACTCAATCCAACTACTGATGAGCAACGATAAGTTTGCACAACGATTGCAGATGTTGGGTGTCGATCCACCTACCAAGATCAGCCCGAGAACTGGCAAGTCAACGTGGGCATTCAGCAAGACAGACAAGGGGATGACCGACTTACTGGATCATCCCGATCCACAGGTACAGATGTTAGTGGCTGCACGACTAGGCACGAAGTCCACCATTGAGGAGACACGGACGCAAGCGTTCATAGGTATAGCCGAGCGTGGCCGACTGCCGATCATGCTTAATTACTATGGCGCACACACCGGCCGCTTTAGCGGCGGCGACAAGATCAACCTACAAAATCTCCCTGCTCGTGGGAACAACAAGATTAGACAGGCGTTACGAGCACCGGAGTACCACAAGATAATTGCCTGTGACTCCAGTCAGATCGAAGCCCGTATGGTTGCGTGGCTTGCAGGACAGGAGGATTTGGTTCAAGCATTCCGTGAGAAGCGGGATGTGTACTCCGAGTTTGCAACGGAAGTCTACGGCCGCACCATCACCAAGGCAGACAAGGTAGAGAGGTTCGTAGGTAAGACTTGCGTGTTGGGTCTGGGCTACGGCATGGGAGCCGAGAAGTTTCGGCGCACCCTTGAGATAGGACAGGCTGGCATATCCGTAAAGATAGATACCAACGAGGCCGAACGTATCGTCAGACTCTACCGCCAGAAGAACTGGAAGATCGTGGAGTTATGGCAGCGATGTGGCTACGCACTGCAGGGGATCTTGAACGGAGGTTCAGGAACCATTAACAAATGTATCGACTACGACTGCGAAGGAATCATCCTGCCCAACGGATTCAAACTGCGGTACACCGCCCTGCGTGCCAACGGTAACGGGTTCGAATACATAGCCGACGCACGTACATATAAGAAGTATCTCGCTAGTAAGTTGGGTGGCGGCGCTCCGGTCAAGTTAGATTGGACGAAGATATACGGTGGCAAGGTCGTAGAGAATATCGTGCAAGCCCTAGCCGCACTGGTTATCCGTGAGCAGATGGCCAAGGTAGGACAGAAGTATAAGGTCGCCTTCCAAGTACACGACGAGATCATCATTACCGCCGGTGCTGCGGATGCCGATCATGCAGAAAGATATTTGGTTGAGTGTATGTCTACCCCACCTGCGTGGGCTGCTGATTTGCCAGTGGCCTGTGAGTCAGGACAGGCTGATAACTATGGAGACACATGATGTTTCACGAAGCCATGTTCGCTGCGTTCGTAGTGCTACAGGTGACCGATGCCATCTCGACTATCCATGGAACTAACCTAGGTTACGGGGAGAAGAACCCGCTACTGGCATGGTTGTTCGACAAGGTCGGAGTAACATATGCGTTACTATGTGTTAAAGGTTTGGCGATTTTGTTAACACATCATTACTTGGAGGATATCCCCACATTCATACTGGTCGTAGCCAATCTTGTGTATACGTTTATTGTATTCAACAACCTAAAGATAATCTCAGAGGACACCAATGACTAACATTAGCGAAGTAAAGTTTGCCCCCCGTAACCAAGACGCCCTGCAACTAGCCGAGGCTCTAGTGGATTACGTAAAGACCAACGAGAACGCCACTGAGTTATTTGCACTGGTCAAGATAGGCACGGATTACCACAGGTTTTCTACCAATATGAAGGACATGATGTCCCTAGTTTCAATCCTAGAACTATCAAAATTTGATTGCTTGAAACGGATGAATGAGTGAGATAGACTCAGGCTTCCAATGACTACCGCCCCGGACTAACCCTCCGGGGCAACAACCCATGCGTTTATCACATTCATATTCTGCAATAAAGTTGTATGAGAATTGCCCGTTACGATACTACCGTCAACGTATCCTCAAGGATGTTACTGATGATGGTGGTGAAGCGAGTAAGTACGGGGAACGTATCCACGAGTACCTTGAGCGCAGGCTTAAGGAGGACGCCGAGTTACCGCAGGACATTGCACATTACGAAGTCCTCTGTACCACGGTCGAGAAGATTGCTAACGGAGGAGAACTCCACATCGAAAAGGAATTGGTTCTTACAGAAGAACTGAAACCTACGGGGTGGTGGGAACCAGACGCATGGCTACGTAGTAAGTTGGACGTATTGGTACTGCGTGACGATACTGCCTACGTAATGGATTGGAAAACTGGTAAGCGCAACCCTGACTTCTTTCAGATGCAGATGTTTGCTTGCCAAGTATTCAAACACTATCCGCACGTAAACAAATGTAAGACCAGTCTCGTATGGCTGAAGCACTTGCAGATGGATACCGAGGAGTACACAAGGGAGCAGTCCAATGAGATGTGGGCTGTGATCATGGGGAAGATACGACGTATCTACAATTCGTTGGAGCATGACAAGTGGCCAGCCCGACCGAGTGGATTGTGCCGCTTCTGTCCTGCACGACACGACTGTGACTACGCTGCGCTATGACACCCGAAGGCAAGATCAAACGTAAAGTTGTTGAGGTATTACGGAAGCATGATGTTTGGTATTTCTTTCCCGGCAACAACGGGTTTGGTAAGTCAGGCATCCCCGACATTATCGCCATCGTTGGCGGTAGGTTTGTAGGTATCGAATGTAAGGCCGACCCAAGTAAGAAGCCCACCGAATTACAACGTAGATGCGGAGAAGAAATAGAAGCCGCCGGTGGTAGATGGTTCTTGGTGCGGAGTGTTGAAGATATTAACGAGGTTGAACAATGCTTATTGTCGAGAGTGCTAGAGCACTAGCACTTAAGTTAAACAACCCTGACCGTGTGTTGGAGTGCATCCCAACAGCGAAGCCATTGGTCAAGGACGGTGTGAAGTTGGTGGTTACACCCCACCGACTGGATGAGGTACGCATACTGCGGAACCTTGGCATCAAGGCTCCCTCTCCCATCCTGCATTACTACGACTGGCCCGGCCCGCACAAACCGTACAACCACCAGAAAGAAACTGCTGCGTTCTTGACTCTCAATACTCGAGGGCTAGTGCTCAACGAGATCGGTACAGGCAAGACGCAATCGGCACTGTGGGCTGCTGACTATCTGATCAAGACCAAGCAAGTGAGAAAGGTTCTCATCTTGTCCCCGCTATCTACACTTGAGCGGGTATGGGGCGACGGTATCTTCACTGGCCTAGTCAACAGATCGTTTGTCACTCTGCATGGCACAGCCGAGCGCAGACTTAAACTGCTAAAGACTGATAATGATTTCTACATCATCAATCATGATGGGTTTCAGATCATATCCCCACACTGCAACGGGATGTTCGACCTGATCATCGTGGATGAGGCGGCAGTCCTACGTAACCCATCGACTACGCGGTTCAAGGTATTCCGCAAGTTCATGGAACAGAATCCAACAACACGTTTGTGGTTGATGACTGGCACACCGACGCCGAACCTGCCGACAGACGCATGGTCATTGGCCAAGTTGGTTAATAGCCCGTACTGCACCAAGACGTACACTGCGTTTCGTGATCAGGTGATGATGAAAGTTGGTCAATGGAAATACGTTCCACGGCCAGAGGCGATTGAGACAGTCAAACATATTCTCACACCTGCTGTGCGGTACACCCGAGAAGAATGCTTTGACCTGCCTGACACCATCATCCAGACCCGTAGCGTGGAACTGACTCCGGTGCAGAAGAAGCACTACCAAGCCATGCTCAAACATTTCGTAACTGAACTGGCTGCGGATAGGAAGCAAGGGACAATCACTGCGGTCAATGAAGCGGTGAAGATTCAGAAACTGGTACAAATATCTTGCGGTGTAGCGTATGACGACAACGGACAAAACCTTGAAATCGACGCATCGCCGCGTGTAAACTTAGTCAAAGAGTTGATTGAGGAAGCGGGAGAGAAAGTGATTCTGTTCGTGCCACTGACTGGCACGTTGCATATGCTGAGCCGCGAACTAGAGAAGCACTGGCCTGTCGGTGTGGTGAATGGCGAAGTACCTGCAAGCAGACGGAATCAAATCTTTCACGACTTCCAACATTTGAAAGAGCCGCACGTTTTGATTGCACATCCCGGCACGATGGCGCATGGTCTTACATTGACCAGTGCATCAACCATCATTTGGTACGGGCCGATCAATCAGAACGAGCAGTATGTTCAAGCCAACGGTCGCATTGAGCGTATTGGTAAACGGCACGTATCCAACGTGATACACATTGAGGCGACCGAGTTAGAACACAAGATGTACGAGAGACTGAAGAACAAGCAGAAGTTACAAGGCTTACTGCTAGATTTAATTAAAGAAGAAACAGAGAGGTAACTATGAGTGTAAAGGTAGATGATGTTATCGCTACGTACATGAAGTTACGTGGTCAGAAGGATGCCATCGAAGCGCAGATGAAAGAGCAGACTGCTGCTATCAAAGCCAAGATGGAGAAGTTGGAATCTTGGATCAAGGAACAAGCGGACGTACAAGGCGTCACCAGTTTCAAGACCAAGCATGGCACTGCATTCCTTACCACTAGTGACTACGCGAACGTGGCTGACTGGGATGCTATGCTTTCGTTCGTCAAAGAAAACGAAGCGTATGATCTCTTTGAGAAGCGCGTCAGTAAGGTCGCTGTGCGTGGATATATTGAACAGACCAAAACCGTTCCGCCCGGTGTGAATTATGGAACACGACTGGATGTGAACATTCGTAAGCCGACTGCATCAGTGGAGTAATCAGATGACTAATATCGTTCCTGCAAACATCAAAGTTCCTGCTCACCTTGCCGCACGGGTAGGCGTCCAATCAGCACTTGCTCAGTCGTTGACGGGCGGTCTGTCTAGTGGCGGTACGGGTGAGTCCTATCCACGCATCAGCATTAAGGGTGCGCGGTTCCGTATCATCGACGGCGATACCGAAACCGTATTGGATTCCACCACGTTGGAAGTTGTTATCGTTGGTGCTAACCCGCGACTGTCCAAGATTTGGTATGCCAAGCAGTGGACTCCTGACGCTGAGCCGAGCGCACCAGACTGCTACTCGCTTGATGGTATCGGCCCCGATCCTCAGGCTACCAACCCACAGAATGATCTCTGTGCTTCCTGTCCGCAGAACGCATGGGGTTCCAAGGTGACTCCGCAAGGCCAACAGATCAAAGCCTGTGCTGACCAGAAGCGTCTTGCTGTGGTTGCTGCTGACGATCCTAACGGCCCTGTGTATTTGTTGCAGGTCACACCTGCTGCGCTGAAGGGATTGAACCAGTACCAGAAAGAACTTTCTGTGCGTGGTATCCCGCCTGAGATCGTCAAGACCAAGGTATCGTTTGATACCGACGCATCCTTCCCGAAGTTGAAGTTTAGTTTCGGCGGCTTCTTGGATGAGGAAACTCAGGCTGTCGTTGACGAACTGTTTGGGTCTACCAAGGTTAAAGATATTACTGGTGAGACTCCCCGAACCGCAGTTGCAGTGCCGAAGATTGCTGCTCCTGCCCCCGTTGCGCCGAAACCCGCTGTAGCAGTTGCAGAGGTAGAGGAGGTTGAAGCCCCCATCCCAGCCCCTGCCCCTGCCCCTGTGAAGCGTGGTTTCGGTGCTGCTAAACCTGAGGCTAAGCCGAAGGCGGCTGCTCCTAAGGCGGCTGCTGCCCCGACTCCTGCCGCTGCTAACTCACTGGCCGACGAGATTGCGGCCCTTGTAGGCGAGGTTGCGGATGATTGAGCAACCACCAGTAGACTTTACAAAGGTGGAAACTCTGCGTAGACACATGCTTTTGACCACTGGGAATATGTCCACATTGTTTGGCGTTTCCCGCATGACGTACTATGGTTGGGTGAAGGGCAAGCCCCTCCGCAAATCCAATGACGTTACGGTTAGGCGTGTGCTGAGACAACTTCTTGACGTAATGAAGAATCACCAATGGCCTACGCCCGAAGTGATTGCATCAGGACAGCGAGATAGGTTTTCACGCTTACAGGAATTGCTTAATACTTGAATGGTGGCGGGGGGAGAAATCCCCCCGCTATAGCGGGGCGCTATGGACACGTTGAGTTTTCTTCAGCGGGTTCTACCATCGGAAGGCTTCTTTGTTACGACTGTCATTAACCCTGACGGTAACAAGCAGGGATTCTTTTCGACTGTAGAAGAACTCGCCAAAACCGTGGTCGCATTAGACCAACGGGGTAACAACACATATTTTGCTATCTCTGCATTCATTGAGAAGGGTAGCCGTAAGCAGGATAATGTCCGTGCTACGAAGGTGCTTGCCCTAGATATTGACTGCGGCGAAACCAAACCGTTCCCTTCATGGAAGGAGGGACTCGTAGCATTGGGTAAGTTCGTCAAGGATGTTGGCTTACCCAAACCTATGATTGTTCATTCCGGTAACGGCTTGCACGTTTACTGGGTGTTAGATCGTGAGTTGCCGCCCGACGAATGGAAGCCACTGGCTGAGGCACTCAAGGCTGCAACAATTGCCAAGAAGTTTGAGGTTGATACCGGGCTGACTGCAAACAGCGCACTGGTGCTGCGTCCTATTGGAACCCACAACCCGAAGAATGGTAAGGAAGTTTCTCTACTTCTGGATGCCGAGCCGACGACTGTCGCTACGATGCAAGTTGCACTAGCGGATCATGTTTTGATCCGGAGGCATCACACACCCACAAGTAAGTTATCACAAGCCCTTGTTGTCGAGAACACGCTGCCGCCGTCTAACCCCATGGCTGTGGCTGCAAAGTGCCAACAGATCGGATGGGCTATCAAGAACCAAGCAGATGTTTCCGAACCCATGTGGTACTCCCTCTTGGGTGTGGCTGCGTATTGCCAAGACCCAGAGGCCACGGCTATTGCATGGAGCGAACAGCATCCATCGTTTGATGTAGACAACACACTCCGTAAGTTGGAGCAATGGAAGCGCGTCACCACTGGCCCGACTACTTGCGCTAAGTTCAACACCGACAGACCAGACGGCTGTAAGGGCTGCAAGTTCAAGGACAAGATCGGTTCACCGGCTAGGCTTGGCGTTCAGTATCAAGAGGTGGCTGCGCCGACCGACGCTATTGATCCAGTATCCACCGATATCCCTGTGCCAAAACCCTACAAGCGCACAGCAGATGGCATCAAGTTGACCATCGACGATACGGATGTGGATGTATGTAAGTTCGATCTGTACCCAGTTTCGTATGGTCGGGATGAATCTCTTGGTTACGAGACTGTGCGTTACCACTGGAAGCGTCCGCATATCGGGTGGCAAGAACTTGTCCTGAGGCAAGCGTATCTTGCTGAGGGCAGTCGAGAGTTCCCCGCTGCAATCGCAGACCAAGGCATCGTCCTAAACGGTAAACACCAGACAGGATATTTCCAGCATATGCTCCGTGCTTACATGGAAGAACTGCGGCAGCGCCGCACCATGACTAACCTCTATGCCACGATGGGCTGGAAGGAGAACTACAACCAGTTCGTTATTGGCGACACGATCATGCGCCGCAACCCAGACGGTAGCGTGTTGGAGGATTCAATCACTCTGGCATCTATTAACAGTAAGTTGAGCCATGACTTGTACGGTGTGTCTGGCGACATGGATAGTTGGGTTGAGTTCACCCGATTAGCAGAGAAGGCCAACTTGGACACGCATATGTTTGCGCTGTGCGTTAGCCTGTCGTCACCACTGTATGCGTTCACAGGTTTGAAGGGATTAACCATCTCACTTTATGGCCCGACTGGTGGCGGTAAGACACTGGCACAGTTGTGGATGCAGTCTGTATGGGGCAACCCTGACAAGTTGCACTTCGCTGCTAAGTTCACACAGAACACTTTGTTCAGCCGCATGGGACTGTATTCGAATATGCCCATGACGATTGATGAAGCCACGATGATGCAGGACAAAGACGTTGGTGACTTCCTCTACTGGGTAAGCCAAGGTCGAGACAAGGCCAGACTGAATCGCAACGCAGAGGAACGAGACGCCAAGACGTTTGCTATGCCGGTGACGGTATCCACAAATAAATCTATGGCTGCGAAACTTGTCTCGTCCGGTATGGATACAGATGCGCAGATGGCGCGACTGCTTGAGGTTACGGTCAAGCCTAGCCCGTTGTTCACCAAGGACAGCGATGCAGGACGTAAGGTCTATGACTTCCTCAATAGTACGTATGGGCACGTAGGTCGAGCATTCATTAAGAACCTATTGGAACTCGGACCTTCTGCCCTGAAGACCATCATCGCAGATGCAAACGCTACGTTCGCCAGCCGATACGACTGCAAGTTTGCGGGTGAGGAACGGTACTGGGAGCAAGCCATTATCCTTGCAGACTTGGCCGGTAAGTTAGCCAAAGACTGGGGACTTATTAAGTTCGACCACGTTAGAGGTATTACGTGGGTGCTTGATCAGATGGGTGCTATCCGTAAGACAGCACAGGAAAGCAAGGTCGATGCGTTTGATCTACTTGGTGAGTACCTTAACGATACTGCCTCCAGTGCGCTTACCGTATTCCATCAGGACGGACAGAAGGCAACCGTGGACTACAGCCGACTGCCACGATCAAGCATCTACGTCCGGTTCGACCTGCACCGCAAGACTGTTGGGGATCACTTCGACCACGGTGTTGTCATGCTCGACAGGGCGCACTTCCGTAAGTGGTTGTCTGTTAGAGGCGGCGACTACAAGTCGTTCATACAGGAACTTACTGAGGAAGGCATTGTCGCTACGCCCAAGTCCCAGAAGGCGTATTTGGGTAAGGACTCGCCCATCAAACTCGGGCAGACCTACGTCATCGGTGTCAACCTCAATCACCCCAGACTCCAAGGTATCCTAGATAAAGAAAGCCAGAACGCGGAAGACCTAGCCCTAGGTCAGTTGAAGGCGCTTTAGAACAGCGCCGCTTCTGCTTTACGCCTTCGCACAAGACCGGGAAGAACGATGCCGCCGCCCCGCACCCATCGGCTAAGTTGATCCTTAGCACCTTCCCAGTCTTGTGCGTCCACTCTCCTACGCAATGTACTGGCCCGGTATCTACCCACGCCCAAGTTATAAGTAAAGTCGATCATCGCAGCCAAAGCGCGTGGGTTGCTAACCAAACCGGGGGACGCTTTAAGTACGCCAGTGGCGTAGGTTCCTCTAAGTTCCCGCATCAACCAATCATTAGCAACTTCTCGTGAGATCGGCGGGTGATCCATAGTCACTTTAGTTCCGTCTGGTTTCCATACCGTGCCATAGCCAATGGTCGGATACCCAGCGGGACAGATATACGGCTTTGATCTGAAGCCTTCAAAGTGCCGACACAAGTCTGCCGCTAACGGGATGGCCTCATCTAGTGCGCTCATACACGCGCCCAACAAACCAGAACGACAGAATCATATTCAACACGGCCATATCATCTACGCCCCACATGGAGGTCAGCACCTGCCGCCAGTCGCCGTTCTGTTCTAGCGCGATCAGGAAGCTGGCAACCTTCACCGTAGCGTACGCAATAACAAATAAATACGTGACGAACGGTCGGACTAGTGCAGAGATAGCCGCCACCCACTTACCTGCGGCACGGGCCGTAGCAGATTGCTCCTTAAAAGCCTCACCAATGGCATCTACCTCAGCCATAGTCATCTGCGCCTCGGTCTGGCGCATGGCAATCTCACCCCTGACTTGGGCAAACCGCATCTCTGCTTCGACCATGGCAAGCTCATGCTTGCGTTCGTTCTTCTGATCAAAGAACTTAAGTGCCTCAGGTGCTAGGCGTAATAGCCCACCAAATACGCCACCTAATAACGTCTCAATCATTGCAGTTCTCCCGGTTCAATACCGTAGATTTCCAGCAGTTCCAAAGTCTCAGGACGCACGTTCTTGGGTGCAGCCTTGAGGAAACGCATGGCAGTCGGACGCGCTGCTTCTCGGGCAGCACGGTTAGCAGACCGGATGAAGTTGTTGATCTCCAGTCCAGTACCCGCAGCCGCTTCGTTCCAGTTACGCACGTTCTCTAGCGTCTGTTCCATGGCGTCAGTGTCACCAGCCAAACGCGCCTTAACGTATGCCGCTGTGTAGTCAGCCTTGATCGCCTTAGCGTAATCGCTCACGTACTTGGACAAGCGGACGATATCGTTCTGCTGAGTAGCAATGGCAGGATAGAAACCAAGGAACCTTGCCAGAGCCACATGAGTGCCAACATCTTCAGACACCACCTGACCGCGAGTGTTAGTGATGCGACCGTCACTCAGGTACGCAGTGCCATCACCCACCGCACGCATCAGCGCAATCGGAGAGTCACGCAGCAACGAGTTGAGTGATGTGGTGTCATCGCGCAACCCGACAGTCTCTGCACCATACTTGGCTAGGCCACCAGCCATACCAACAAGACCAGAGATACCACCGACCACCGGGCCAGCAAAGTTCTCCAGTTCTCGGATCGGGTCTGCACCAGCACGGAACGCTCCAGTCAACGGCAGCAAGTCACCCATACCCAAGCGGCTCGACAACGTAGCACCAGTGGTTCTATCCAACACACCACGCATCAGGTACGGGGTCATGCCCGGAGCCACGGCATCAATCCACTCGGAGAGTTGTTTCTCTACGCTTGGCGTACGCAACCCAAGTTTCTGCAGGATAGTATCCAGAACATCCATCAAGTCTTCTGCAAACGGAAGCCCCTTGATACCGCTGACCAGCAGCAAGAAGCCCAGCATCAACAGCCGACCTTCTGCAGGCATGGCTCTGAGTAACTGCACGGTGATGATCACGAACTGCTTGTACATAAAGACGTACTGCAGCACGTTGCCGCGTGCCATCTCAGGGCGGTTAAACATGGCGTACTCGCCTTGCGAGGTGTTCACCGCTGTGCGTGCAGCCTCCGCTGCTTCGCGTTCGATACGGTTCTGATCCGTAATCCCTTCAGCCTGCAGTCGCTCCTTCTCCAAGCGGTACGCAGCCAGAGCCGTTGCACGACGGTTGATCTGTTCCGTGTAAGAGAACATTCCCATCCACAACTTAATGGCTGCTTGCGCTCGGTTGGAGAAGACCTTACCGCGTGCTGTACCCACAAGTGCATTGAACTGAGCCGCCTGCAGTGTGCCTTCTTCCGTCTGTTGGAACAGGAACTCTGCTTCGTCTCGGGTCAAACCGTACTGCTCGTAGGTTCCTTCGGACAAAAGGTTCTGGATAAATTCACCATCGGCAAAGCCGGGGTTACCAATATCCTTGATGGCGTTCGAGAGTTGTGTGCTTGCCTTGGAGAACCCGTAGCCACCACCCACGCCAGTCTTTGGGTTGTAGAAGGAAAGATACGGCAGCGTGTTAGACGCAAGGGACGCCAAGTTAATGAACGCCGTGGCGACAGAACCACCCAACTGCATAAGCACGGTGGCCATCTTGATGGTTGAGCCAGTCTCTCCAGACAGCATATCTTCTGTGCTGTCCGTAATGTTTCCAGCTTCGCTATACCAACGGAGTACTTGCTTGGCTTCTTCGCGGTAGTCTTCACCACGACCAAGGGTCGGTACTTCCTTGCCATCAATCTCGACGGTGTTCTCTCCAGCCGTCGCACGCATATACCTATACATATAAGCATACTGGTCGTACTCGCGTTGTGCGCGGGCGCGTTCCAGATCATTACGTGCGCTATCCACTGCAGCCTTCAACGACGCAAGTTTCTGCGGATCGCCAAGCCACAGGCTGTTGTTCAACAGGATATCGTCAAGCCGGTGCTTGAACAGTTTCTTGGCTGCTACGTGAGAAGTAGTTTCCAGATGTTCTGACACAGACCGGATAACATCTTTATCCCAGCCCGGAGTACCAGAGCGTTGCAGGTTCTTACGAGCGCGTTCGTTCTGGTTAGTCAGCGTGGTAACAATCCGCTCGCGGACTTCCGGAGTGATGTTCACGTTGAGTCGGTTAAGCACGTAGATGAACTCGTTAAAGTTCACGGCTTCAGTCAGGTCAGACGACTGGCGAACTCGGGATATCTCCGGACGCAACTTAACGGTGACTTCTTTACCGTCATCATCCAAGAAGGTCCATGTGTTATCGCCACCGAACTCCTTCTCCAAATCCTCAGCAGTCTTGAGTGCTTCGCTACGGCTATCGAACTGGAAGTACGGCAGTGTGGCGCGTGTCGCCTCATCCAATCGAACCGCATTACCCTTGGAGTCGTAAGCAGCAAGACGTACTTGCTCAGTACCACGGCGGGTAAACGGAACGTAAGAACCAAGGATCGTACGCTTGGCGTAGTAGTCAGCGTTCCTCGACTGCAGGTCAAACAAGAACAAGTCTCGGATGGCTTTCTGCATTGAGAAGGACTGACCTTCCTTGGCTTCCTTACTGCCAGTGATCTTCTGGCGCAGACTCGGAAGTGCAGCACGCAAGTCGTCGTACTCTGCCTTCTGGAATTCCTTCAGGTCTTCGACGATTTTCGGGTCAGCATCCGCTTCCTTCATCCAAACCTTGTACACGCTGTCGTTAAACAAGGCGCGACCAAAGGCAATGACGAATTCTTCCGAACGCTTGAGCGCATCTTTATCCAACGCAACCGCAGCACTGGCAACGTCTTGACCAGCGTAACGCATACGCTTGTAGGCTTCTGCAGCCTTGCGGATAGCAGTCAAGTCATCATCAGTAAATACGTTATTACCACGGCGCAGATCATTCAGTCGGTTGATAACGCGCTTGCCTTCAGCCTGCGATGCTTCAAAGTTAGACAGCATTAGGTCGATGGCCGACTCGTTAACGGCAGCACGCATCTCGTTGTAGACCTTCCAGATATCGCTATCTTCGTCCACATCGAACTGGTACTTAACCTTGCTGCCGTTGGCCATAGTGACTTGGAATCCTTTGCGGAACTCCTCTGCAGATACGTAGCCAGCCTTCTCAAGTTGGTCACGAACCTTCGGGTCAACAGTGATGTTGCCCATGTCATCCATGAACACAAGGCTGTCGAAGGATCGGATCAGTTGGTCAGTGGCTTCAGTACCACGCAACAGCGCGGCATATGCAAGCAACTCACCAGCCTTCTCCTTCTCCTCCTCCGTAACTCCCGGCACGCCACCGATCTCACCAAACACACCGTAGTCCGGAGTGTGGCTATAGGAAGTCATGCGCTGATACTTCGACAAGAGTGAGCGAGCAAACTGTTGCTGCTTCTCAAACATCTTGTAGATAAGACTCAAGCCTTCGCTGCGTCGGGCCTTGTTGTCCAGCGTCTGAACTTCTTCCAGTATGCGTGCAACCGTACCCGGCACATCCTTCTGCGTACCAAACACGCGGTTGCGGAAACTCTCGTACGCACCCATCAAGCCGCCCATCGGGCCATACCGATAGTTCAAGGCATTGGTAGCAAACGCCTTGGAGCCAAGGTCGGCATTGGAGAACACAGCGTAGCGGCCTTCGTACTGAGCAGAGTTAATCGTCTCAAAGTCTTGAGCGATGGTCTTTGCACTGAGGAAGTTGCCAGCGTCTCCACGGCGCACGTACT